GAAATCCAAACCACAAGGGGTTCATGATGCTTGAGGTGCTCGGCGGCGGTATTTTTGGCTCCCTCCTTGGGGGCATTTTTCGTCTGGCCCCCGAGGTCCTGAAGTTCTTGGACAAGGGCAACGAGCGCAAGCACGAGCTGGCCATGTTCGAGCGCCAGTGCGAGCTGGAAAAGCAGCGCGGCGAGCAAAAGCTGGCCGAGATTGGGGCCCAGCGTGACATGGCCGTCGATGTCGGGGTCATGGACGCCTTCAAAGCCGCCATAGACCAACAAACCGAGATGGCCAAGGCCGCAGGTGGCAAGGTGGCCGCTTTGAGCGCCAGCGTGCGTCCTGTGGTCACCTACTGGATTTTGTTCGTCTGGTCCGCCGTCCACTGCTGGTACGCCTACCAAGGCTACGCCTCGGGGTTGGACGCCACCGAGGTCTTCAAGCTCATGATGAGTCCCGACTTCTCGGCTCTGGTCAGCGGCACCCTGAACTACTGGTTCCTCGACCGCACCCTTGCAAAACGGGGGCTTGCATGAACCTGACACTGGCCGAAGCACTGTGCAAGCGGTTTGAGGGCTTTCGCTCCAAGCCGTACCTGTGCCCGGCCGGTATTCCCACGATTGGTTACGGCTCGACCTACTACCCCGGCGGTCGCAAGGTAACCCTTGAAGACACCCCCGTGGACGAGCCTACAGCCCGCCAGATGCTCTTGCACGAGCTGCTCAATACCTACGCCCCGGGCGTAATCCGCCAGTGCCCAATTTTGCTCACGCTGGCCACCACAACAAATGATTGGGGAAAGTTGAACGCCATAGTGGACTTTTCTTACAATCTGGGTATTGGAAGATTGCAGACTTCGACCCTAAAGCGCAAGATCAACGCGCAAGATTGGGAGGGGGCAAAGGAGCAACTGAAACTGTGGACTCGCGGGGGTGGCCGCGTGTTGCCCGGGTTGGTTGCCAGACGAGACGCTGAGGCAGCGATCATGGGCGCATAAAGAAGAGGACCAAAAAATGACTGTCGCTGCCGTGATGACGTATGACTCGCTGGTCAATGACATCCAGACCTATCTGGAGCGTACTGACACGGCGACACTTGAGAAGATCCCCCAGTTCATCATGCTGGCGGAGCAGGTCATTGCGGCCGACCTCAAGTTCTTGGGCAACCTGCAGGTCGCTGAAAGCACCATGGTGCAGGGTGAGCCGGTGATTGCAAAGCCCGCCCGCTGGCGCAAGACGGTCTCGATGAACGTCACCGTTGCAGGCAGGCGTTACCCGGTCCTGCTGAGAACCTACGAGTACATCCGCGAGTACTGGCCAAGCCCCACAGACGAGGACGTGCCAAAGTTCTTTTGCGACTACGACTACGAGCATTGGCTGATCGGGCCCACGCCGGACTCAGACTACACCTACGAGGTGCTGTACTACGAGCGAGTGCAGCCTTTGGATTCCTCGAATCAGTCCAACTGGTTCACCCAGTACGCCCCGCAGGCGCTGCTGTACGGCTCCCTGCTCCAAGCCATGCCGTTCCTCAAGAACGACGAGCGCATGCCAATGTGGCAGGGCAATTACGACCACATCATTGAAGTCCTGAAGGCTGAGAACGTCACTCGTGCGGCTGATCGTCAGGCGATTGTGAGGGATTCATGAGTTTCAACAGCCCATTTACCGGTCAGGTCATCCAGCCGACCGACGTTTCTTTCCGCGCCATCACGTTGGTCGCGGACTCGACCTTGTCGTGGCCAATCAACGGCAGCGCGACCGACAACGCCGCAGCACGGATCATGGACGTCGAGTCGCTCTCCAGCGGCCTAACCCTGTCCGGCGTCACTGTTGCCGGAACCAACGGCCAATGCACCTGCTCTGCAACCCCGAGCCTCTTCGTTGGCCAAGCTGTGGTAGTGACCGGCACCAACTCCGGCACGGCTACCGGCATCACGCCGGGCAACACCTACTACATCATCGCCACCAACGGCACGACGACCTTCACGCTGTCGTCCACGCTGGGCGGCGCTGCAGTGGCCACCACCGCAGGCTCAACCACCGGCATGACGTTCGCGCTGGACGCGTTCTCGATTGCCATGCCACCGGCCAATCAAGCCTCTGTGGGCATCGATGCGCTGTTTCGCAACACCGGCTCTTACAGCTTCACCGTCACCGACTACGACGACGCCCCCATCGTCACGATTGCCCCGGGCGAGGCCAAGTACATCTACCTGACCGACAACGCTGACACGGCCGGGACGTGGGATCTGATCGCCTTTGGTGTTGGCACCTCGAACGTCGACGCTGCAACGCTTGCCGGTTACGGCCTCAAAGCCATCGGAAGCACACTAAATGCGGCCCACAATGTAAGTACGTTTGCATCAAACTACACCGCGCTGACGTCCGACCGCGCATCGTCCTATGTCTGGACCGGCGGCTCTGGAACCCTTGCGCTGACTTCGGCCATCACGCTTGGCAACGATTGGTTCATGCTGGTGCGCAACGGCGGCACCGGTACGCTGACGATTGCCCCTGACGCTGGCATCCAGATCAACGGTGCATCGACGATTGCCCTGCAGCCTGCTGACTCTTGCGTGATCTGCTGCTCCGGTGCGGCCTTCTACACCGTGGGCCTTGGCCGCAGCACGCAGTTCAATTTCACCCAGCTCACCAAGGCGGTGACCTCGGGAAGCTACACCCTGTCGGCCTCTGAGGCTGCCAACACCATCCAGAAGTACACCGGCACCCTGACCGGCAACGTGACCGTGGTGCTGCCTCAGACGGTCCAGATCTACTACATCACGAACCAAACCAACGGCGGCGGGCCGGGCTATCAGATCACCTTCACGACCGGTGCAGGCGGCGCTACGGCGACCGTCCCTGCGGGTCAGCAGGTGATTTTGCTGTGCGACTCGGTCAACCTGCTCAATGCCTCCACGATTGCCGCTGGCGCGGTGAACGTGTCGCTGGTGGACGGCACGGTGGGTGCGCCGTCGCTGAACTTCGCCTCGGAGACCTCCACCGGCATCTACCGGCCCGGCTCTGGCGAGTTTGGTATCGCGATTTTGGGCGTGAAGCTGTTCGGTCTGACGGCCACCGGCCTGACGATCCCGGGCACCGGCACGTTTACTGGGGGTGTACAAGGCGGGACGTTCTAAATGACTCAGAAGGTCTTCTCCCTCGACACGCAGCCGGGCATTCAGCGCGACGGAACTACTTTCGACAAGCAGTTCTACAGCGACGGCCAATGGGTGCGTTTTCAGCGCGGCAGGCCTCGCAAGATCCTTGGCTACCGGGTGATTTCGGACCAACTGAGCGGCCCGTCTCGCGGCATTTGGGTCAACTCGCAGAACGCCTTCACCTCGATCTTCAGCGGGTACTCTGACGGCCTGCAGGTCCTGACCATCGACAACAACGGCGTCGGCGCTGGCGTGGGAACCTTCACGCTGGCCAACTTCACCGCGTCGCCCCTCAACCTCTGGCAGTTCGATGGCTTCTACGACGTGGCCGGAACCGGCCTGCAGTCCATCGTGGCGCACCCGGGGCAGAACCTTGCCTCGATTGACAACGACACCAACACGCCGGTCCTGATCGGCGACATCACTGGCCTGAACATGTCTCAGGTGGGCGTGTTCACGGACTCGGTGACCACCACGGCGCTCTCGAACACCATCACGCTGGCTGCGGCCAACCCGTTGATCGGCGCTGGCCAAACCATCACCGGCACGGGTATTCCTGCAAACACCACGGTGGTGTCGGTGTCCACCACCACGGTCACCATCTCGAACAACGCCACGGCCTCCGGTACGGTGACGGCGACCTTCAACAACAACGTGTCGGTCTCCGGCGGCCTTGTGTCGCTGCACCCGTACCTGTTCGTGTACGGCAACAACGGCCTGATCAAGAACTGCTCGGCTGGCAACGCCAACGACTGGGTCTCTGCGGACGCCAACGAGACCAACGTGGCCACCGGCAAGATCGTCCAAGGCCTACCCGTGCGCGGCGGCTCAAACGCGCCCTCTGGGCTGTTTTGGAGCCTCGACAGCCTGATCCGCGTGTCGTTCATTGGCGGCACGGGCACCCCTCCCCAGTACTGGCGCTACGACATCATCAGCAGCCAGTCCTCGATCATGTCGTCCCAGTGCGCGATTGAGTACGACGGCATCTACTACTGGATCGGTGTTGACCGGTTCCTTCTCTACAACGGCGTGGTGAAGGAAATCCCGAACAACATGAACCAGAACTACTTCTTTGACAACCTGAACTACGACCAGCGCCAGAAGGTCTGGGCGACCAAGGTGCCGAGGTACGGTGAGATCTGGTGGTTCTACCCCCGTGGCGACTCCACCGAGTGCAACGACGCAATCATCTACAACGTGCGCGAGAACACTTGGTACGACGCCGGTCAGGCCTTGGGCGCTCGCCGCTCCGCCGGGTACTTCTCGCAGGTGTTTGCCTACCCCGTTGCGGCAAATTGGGAAACCAGCGAGGCCGTCACCGTCTTCACGGACACCTTCAACGAGGTGAGCGGCAGCGAATTCCTGTACCTCGACACCTACAACACGCAGGCCGCCATCGGTCAGGTCATCTCCGGCTCGAACATCCCGACCGGCACCAAAGTCGTGGCGATCACAACCAGCAACATCAAGACGCTGGGCTCCATCACCCCGGGTTCTGGCTATGTGGATGCGGTCTACACCAATGTACCCCTCACGGGAGGCTCAGGATCGGGCGCAGAGGCCACAATTTCCGTGGTTGGGGGTGCAGTGACCACCGTGACTTTGACGGCCCGTGGGGCCGGATATGCGGTCGGGGACAGCCTGAGCGCCAGCAACACCAATTTGGGCGGCACCGGGTCGGGTTTTGCCATCCCCGTGACGGCCATCTACGCCCAAGCCATCGAGATGTCGGACGCCTCCACCGGCACCGGCTCCGCCTCCCTGACGTTCTCGATCCCCGAGGGCCTGATCGAGATCTATCAGCACGAGATTGGCACCGACGACATCAACGGCCAGAACGTGCGAGCCATCCGCAGCTTCTTCGAGACCAATGACTTGAGCTGGCTGCAGGGTGGCCCGTCCCAGCCCGCTCCTGAAGGCATCAACAAGTGGGTTCGACTTGAGCGCGTGGAGCCTGACTTCCTGCTCAACGGTGAGATGGAGCTGTACATCACCGGACGACCCTTTGCGCAGAGCCAAGACGTCACCACGGGCCCGTATACCTTCGACTCGAACATCGGCAAGATCGACATGAAAGAGCAACGGCGCGAGTTGAGGCTCAAGTTTGTGTCTGACGTGGCCGGTGGCAATTACCAGCTTGGTAAGGTGGTGCTGAACGCCGACTTCGGCGACGTGAGGGGTTATGGCTCTTAACCCGGCACTCATCTACGACCCCCGATACCACACCTTCGAGTCGTGGGCGTCGCTCATGGTCGAGCTGTATGCCGCGCAGCAGCTCGCTATCCCCGACGCCCTCACCGATTGGAAGAAGTGGGGCGAAGGGCTGGGTGCAATTGACGTCTTCTCAAACGAAGCCATTCCAAGGACTGACCAGTACGACAATTGGTTCGACTGGGCCGAGGCACTTGTTGCGGCAGTTAACCCGGCGACACAAACAACATGAGCGCAACTGGAATTCACCCCGTCAGCTCGAAAGAGCACATGCTCAAGCCCACGGATATTTTCGTGGTGGCTTCGCATGAGGACAAGCACAGCCAAAAACTGGTCGAGCTTGCGGCAAAAAAGGCTCACACCTCTGCAGAGCGGATGCTGTACTCCATGATGATTCAAGAGTACAGCAACAAGGGTCTTCTTCGCGTCCGCGCAGGCAATACTTTGTTCACGATTGCGGCCTTTGAGGGCCGCGTTGGCTTTGTGCGCAGCTACAACGGCGACACGGCTCAAAACTATGTAGAGAACATGCACCAATTTTTGGAGTCGGCCCGTTCTATGGGCTTTGACACCTTGGTTGCATTCCCCCACACGAACGAGATTGTGCGCCTGCTCAAGGCTGCTGCTCGCAAAATGAAAAACCCGGACGTGAAAACGCACTTCGATAGAGAGAAGAATGTTTTTGCTGTCTCCACCGGCAAGAAAAGGGACTGACCATGTCGGGTGTAGTAGACGCAATTGGTGGGCTTGTCGAGGGCGTTGGCGACGCGATTACCGGCGCTGTAAAGGCCGTCGGAAGCGTTATTTCCGGCATTGGCAAGGCCGTTTCCAGTGCTGTCAGCTCAATCGGCAACACGGTAAAAAACATCCTCAAGGACCCGCTGCCAACGCTATTGCAAATTGGCGGCGCAATGGTTGGCATCCCCCCGTACATTACGGCGGCAGCCATCACTGCATACAAGGGAGGCGGCCTTGAAGATATTGCCAAGTCCGCAGCGTTGTCTTACGCGACGACGCAGTTCATGTCCAACACCCAAATCGGTGCCGACATCAAGAACTACACGGCGAATGCTTGGTCTGGTGACTTCACCGATTCAATGATGACCAAGTTCAATCTGACGCCGGACCAAGCGGTGCAGATTGCCAAGGTGTCGACGGCCGCCCTGAACAACTCTCTGATCGGCGGCATCAACGCAGCGCTGACTGGAAAGTCTGTTACGCAAGGCATCACCTCTGGCTTCACTTCCGGCTTGGTTTACTCGTCCACTGACAGCTTCTTTGATTCGATCAACAAGGACCCGAACTGGGGTTTCAGCCAACAGGCAATCAACCTGATGAAGGGCGCTGCCAGCACGGCCTTGAACACTTTCATCTCCGGCAAGGGGGACCCTGCTCAAGCGATTGGCAACTACATCGGCTACGCCATGATCAACATGGGTGGCACCTCGATTGCGCAGGCCGCCAAGGACGCCTACAACCTATTGACGACCGACACTCAGGCCGCGATGGCTGCGCAGGACAAGTACAACTTGCTCAAGGCTGACTTTGACAAGAAGGTCGAGTCTGGCAACAAGCTCAGTGAAGAGATCAACGCGGACGCAAAAGCTTTCCAGAAAGTTGTTGACGAAAACTACACGCCGTACAAGAACGAGCTGGACCGCCTCATTGCCGAGAACACAAAAGCCGTCGAAGACTACAACACCAACAAGCAGATCTACGACGACAACAAATGGGCCTACGACAACTACGACGCTAAGATGCGTGCGGATGGTTGGGAGGTCGGCTATAACGATGAGGGCACTGTTTACTTCAAGCGCTCTGGTGGTCATTGGGAAGAGCGCTCTGATGGTGAGGGCGGCTCATATCGAGTCTATGTTGCGGACTCTCAGCAAACAGACTGGGAGGGTAATGTTGTTTCGACAACTCTCAAATACGACTACAACGCCCCTTCGCAGCAGTCTTTTGCTGACAAGGCAAACGCCGCCGCCAAAATATGCAACGACTCTGGAACCAAGGCCGATTCAACCGCCTCTGCTGTAAACAAGCTGGTTGAAGACAACAAGTCCATGTTGGATGGGTTGGTCGCCAGCAAGACCTCGCTTGAAACAAAGCTTGCTGATCTGAAAAAAATTCAAGACGACGTTGGGACGCCCAACGCCGACGGCACCAACTTGGCCGCCAAGTTGAAGGCTGCTGCTGACGAGTATCAGACCAAGTATGACGCATGGGCCAAGACCAAAGAGGCCGCTGACCGCTCTGCTGAAAATTACGCCAAGGCTTTGACCGAAGTTGGCACTCGCAACGCCACCATCGATGCGCTGAACAGCGGGGCAATCAAGGTCACCGGCAAAGATGCCGACGGTAATTGGACACTCGATAACGGCATGACCCTGACCACTCAGGGCAAGTTCATTCAAGACGGCCAGCAATTGTTTGCCAACGCTGCGGGTATTCCTCAGAACGTAATGGACTTCAAGGCGGCCGACGGTTCAAACGTCGACTTCAATGAAAACGCTGGCCGCGTGCTGTCTGAGACGGATGTGCAAAACATTTGCAGGCGCGATTACGGCTTTGATCCGACTGCGGATGAGATCAAGCAGGTCGCTGGCGGAACATACACCGAAAAGCCAAGCGACGAGATGATTGCGCTGGCCAACAAGAAGGCTCGCGAGGCTTACTTTGCTGTGGTTGGCAAGGACCCCACGGACGCGCAGCTCAGTCAGATTCGCAGCTCTGGAAACGTGATCAACTCGGCTACAGATCTCGCAATCAACGGTCTGGACTTGCCGCCCAACTATGTGTCGCCCGGCGCTTCTGTTGAGCAGAAGGTGTCGTTTGGACAAGCCTATGCTGCAGCAAGGGCTGCCTATGGACCGGGCCGCACGTTTGAGTGGACTGACGAGAAGGGTGTTACGCGTCAATACACGACTGAAAATAGAGAAGAGCAAAAGGCCCGACTTGACAAAGACCTTGAGAACGCTCAGGCCCGCATCAACATGATGCCCGCAAGCGAAGTGGCTGGCGCTGGTCGCGGCTTCTTTGCTGGTCGTCCTGCTGGCGTGGAAGACATCTACGTCGGCAAGAAGGACGGCAACGTCTACGTTGACACTCGCACGTTCGATGCGATGGGTAATGTCACAAGCGGCTCTCTGGAGCTTGCCGATGACAAGACTGCGACCAACATTCGAGCGACTGGCATCTTGAGTCAACTGGCCGCCACTGGTGCTCAGGGTATTGGTGAGCTGATGCAGAACTATGCGAGCGCCGTGGCATTGGCGACCGGCTCAAGCATGAGCAATACGGTTTACAACCTTGGCAAATCGATTGAGCAGTGGGGCAAAGACAGAGACGGTGAGGACGTTTCGTCGCAGTCCAAAAACATCGAGGACGCAATTACAAAGGCTGGCAAAACTTCCAACATGTTCGACCAAGTGTCGATCATTGCCAAGGCCGTCAAAGACAACCCACTTGGCTTTATCTCCAGCGTAGGCAAGGAGGTTGTTCAGGAGGCCCCACCGTGGGCCATTGGGGCCGTTGCCGGGGCCGTGGCGCTCTCTTTGGGCGCTGGTGGTGCTGCGGTGGCCACCACGGCCGCTTTGGTGTCTGCAACGCTCGATGGGTTGGAGTCTTTTGGTTCTGGTGGAAAAGAGGCCTACGATGCCCTCAAAACCGCAGGCGTACCGGAGGACAAGGCCCGCGAGATGGCGCTGGTCAATGGTGCAATTCATGCCGCAGTTACCGCGCCAGCCGAGTTTATTGCAGACAAATCGCTGTTCAAGGCATACCTCAGCAGCGTGTCTGGTGGCGTCAAAGAGTACGCTGCCAAGTACGGCTCAACGATTGCAACAAACGCTCTGAGTGAATTCATTGAGGCCGTCCCGCAAAACGTGTCGACTCAGTACATCACGACCGGCAAGATTGACCTGCCTGCGGCCACTGCAGGGGCCTTCTATGAGGGCATGATTGGCGGCGGAACAGTCACCGCGATGGCTGGGCCCGCTGCAATCAACGACGCTGCTGTGGTGGCTAAGGACATCTTTGGTAATGACGTCACGCTGGGCGAATTTAAGAGCGGAACCAAACAGGTTGATCTGAACACGATTGACTCTTCCGCAGTGATTGGTCAGACCGGAAGCGGCGCACAAGTCACCATGGGCTCCGTGACTGCCGCTGGCGTGGATAACGGCATGAGCCTCGGCGATCTGAAGCTGGTGCTGCCATCCAACCTTACTGGCGACAGCACGGTGGTTGGCCGCGCAGCAGATGGAACGGCGGTCACGCTCGGCAACATCAACGCCATGGTTGCCAAGAATCCGAACATGTCGGTCTCGACTATTTTGGAAGACGTCTACACGTTCAGCGCCAGCGACTTCAAGGCAACCTTCACGCCTGCAGTTTTGAGCGGCAGCTCGTCATATCAAAGCATGACGGATTTGGAGGCTCGGGCCAAGAGCGCGGGCTTCCCAAGTTACGCCGCGTACTCTCAGTACAACGGCGACGTCACTGCTTACAACAATTCCGTCAACAACAATTTGGCCACCGCTGCCGGGTTCCCTGATTACGGCACCTACACCAAGTACAACGGTGACGCAAACGCGTACAAAGCCGACACGACTGCAATAGCTGCTGGCTGGAAGAATGCTGCGGAGCAAAGGACGGCAACAGCCGCCGGTTACACGACACCCTCTTCTTACGCAACGTATTTGACGGACACCGCCAACACGCAAAAGGCTGTTGCTGCAGGTTTCCCAGACTTTGCTACCTACACCCAGTACAACGGCGACAAAGCGGCCTATGACGCGGCAAAAGCGGCGACCGGAACTGGGACTGGAACCGGGGCCGGAACCGGTACAGGTACAGGTACTGGAGCCGGAACCGGAACCGGAACCGGTGCTGGTACGGGCACAGGCACAGGAACCGGCACAGGAACAGGAACAGGAGCAGGAACCGGCACTGGAACTGGGGCGGGAACCGGAACTGGCTCAGGCGCTGGCACGGGAACCGGGGCGGGCACTGGTACAGGAACTGGTACAGGTGCCGGGACTGGATCAGGCGCTGGAACTGGCACAGGTACGGGGACTGGAGCTGGTACGGGCACGGGCACGGGCGCGGGGACAGGCAGCACTGTCACCATGGACGCTGTCACACAGGCTATCAACAACGCAATCGCTGGCATTCAGTTGCCCGCAGGCGTGAGCATGGATGCCGTCGTTACGGCCATCAAGAACTTTGCCGCTCAAAACCCGCAGTTGACTACCACCGACGTGGCCAACTCGATTGCGGCCTACATGAAGAGCAACCCACCCGTGTCGATGGACGATGTCAACACGGCCATGACAAACGCAACCAAGGGCCTTGCGACGAAGGCCGATATTGCGACTGCTTTGGCGGGCATTCAATTCCCTGCGGGCATCACAAAAGAGGACGTCACGGCAGCAATCGAAGACTACATGTCCAAGAACGCGGGCCTGAACGCCACCGACGTGACAAACGCCGTTGCAACCTACATGCAAAATCACCCCGGCGTTACGTCTGCAGACGTCACTGCCGCAGTCAGCGCGGCGACCAAAGACTTTGCAACCAAAGCGGATATTGATGCGGCAATTGCTGGCATTCAGTTCCCCGCTGGCATCACCAAAGAGGATGTTGCTGCGCAGATCAAAGCCGCGCTGGACGCGAACCCGAACCTGACTGCTGCTGACGTTACTTCGGCCATCACGACCTACATGACAAACAACCCCGGCGTTACTGCTGCGGATGTCACGAAGGCCGTCACAGACGCCACCAAAAACTTGGTGACCAATGAGGCTTTGAACACTGCCTTGGCTGGCGTTTCTGACGACGTCAAGAGCAAGTTCGACACGTTGACGCAAGGGCAGAAGGACATTGTTGCGAACCAACTGCAGCAAGGAAAAGATCTCACGACCGCAATCAACAACGTCGCCACTCAAACTACGCAACAGATTGCTGATGTCAGGAAAGACTTCAACACTCAGTTCAATAATTTGTCTGATGACGTTAAGGGCAAGTTCGACACATTGACGGACACCCAAAAGACGATCATTGAAAACCAAGTGCAGCAGGGCAAGGACCTGACGCAGGCAATCAATGACGCGACCAAGGCAACGACCGAGCAGATCACCAACGTCAGAACCGAACTGAAGGCCGACATTGGCGAGACCCAAAAGATCTTCAACACTCGCGTCGACGAGTTAATGAAGCAGGGTCAGGACTATCAAACCGCAACCCAGACCGCCCTCAAGGAGCTTGGTGGCGGTATTGATGAGATCAAGAAAGAGCAAGAGGCTGTTGCTGCCGCCAAGAAGGCCGCAGAAGAAAAAGCAAGGGTTCAGTCTTCACTGGGCTCTGCTATGCAGCTCGTCGCTCCAATTGCTGGTGCTGGGTTGGTTGACAGCTCAACCCCCGGCTTCAAAGACATCGGCCTCAAAACTACTGGTGAGGCAAAGTTCGAAAGCGTGCTGTCGCCGTTTGAAAAGATGGTGAAGGAGGAAAACTATGCAGCCAAGCCACAACAACAAAATGAGCCACAGACCATGCAACAACTTCAACAGGCGGCCCCAGTGAGTTCCGATCTCAACTCCCCACAGGGCTCGCAAGGCGGGTCTGACTACTTCAGCTACGGCACATCAAGTGAAATTGAAGACATGCTCGGCACGAACCCGGGCACGCAGATGCTGTATTCCAAGGCCGGTGGTTTGGCCACGCCGCTGATGGCCGGTGGCGGCCAGACCCGCTACGGTCGCTACGCTGGTGGCGGCTTGAACATCGTCGAGCACTCCGGCAAGGCCCGGGTGGACTTCCGCCGTGGTGATGCGGTGACGGGTCCGGGCGATGGCCAGTCTGACGACATCCCGGCCATGCTGGCTGACGGCGAATTTGTGTTCCCGGCGGACGTCGTTGCGGCCCTTGGAAATGGTTCCACAAAGGCCGGAAGCGATAAACTCTACGACATGATGCACTCCATTCGGGCGTATCACCGGTCGGCCAAGCCGCAGGATTTACCGCCACCCGCGAAAAAATCCCCGCTGGATTACCTAAAGAAAACCCGAAAGGTTAGGAGATAAACATGGCATTCACTCAAGGCGCACCGCTGCCAGACATCAAAACGACCGAGACGCGCACCGATCAGGCACCGGACTATTACAAGGATTACCTGTCGGGCTTGTCGCAAGCCGGGCAGGCGGCCATGACTCGTTCTCCGACGCAGACTGTGGCGGGTTACGACCCGCTGCAAGTCATGGGGTACAGCAGCTTGCCTGCTGCCGCAACGGCCGGTCAAGACCAAATTTCCGCCGCGCAGGCAACTGCAGCTCAGGCCGCGCAAGGCATCACGCCGGAACGGATTCAGGCCCTGATGAACCCGTACACCACCAACGTGGTGGACGAGATGGCTCGCCTGTCCCAGCAAAACGTGCAGCGCAACCTGCTGCCTACCATGAAGGCCGGGTTTGTCGGCACCGGCGGGCTGGGCAGCCAGCGCTATGCCGGGGCCCTTGGGCAGTCCTTGGCGGACATTCAAGCCGGTTTGACAGGCCAACAGTACGGTGCTCTGTCTCAGGGCTATAGCCAAGCCCTCAAGGGCGCTTTGGATGAGGCCTCGCTGCTGAACCAAACCGCTCAGACGCAGGGCAAGCTGGCCGACATCGAGCAGAATGAGGCCCTGACCGGGGCTGGCGCTTTGACCAAGGCAGGCGCGGAGCGTCAGGCCTATCAGCAGAGCCTGCTCGATGCGCCCTTGAAGACCGCAATCACCGCCTCGGGGCTGATGCGCGGATACACCGTGCCTCAAAGTCAGGTTTCTACGTTCGTGGGCCCCAAGGCCGGGTCGTACCAGACGTCAGACCTTTCAAACATTTTGGGCGTGCTGTCCATGCTCGGCGCAACAAAAGAAGGCACCGCCGGTTCTAAGCTGTTTGATTGGCTTGGCAACAAGGCCTCCAACTTTTTTGACCCAAGCAAAGTTGACCTTAGCTCGCTGCTTGGTGGCGATCAAAGAACCCAAGCTGAAATTGATTATTCAAACTCGCTTGGCGATTGGATGGGCCCTTAAAAGGAGAACAACATGGCCGAAGCCAAAACCCCATCGGCCCAGTATTTGGCGGGGGATGACCCTGCCAGTATTGAGGCAAATCGACGCTACCAAGAGGCTCTGGCGGCGCTTACGGAGTCGCTTGACAACCGCAAGCGGATGTTCGATCCCACCCTTTTGGCCATGGCCCAAGGGTTTCTTGCCCCGACGCAAACCGGCGGTTTTGGTGAGTCGTTGTCGAACGTCGCCAAAAACGTCGGTGCAGCTCAAGAGGCTGAGGACAAGCGCAACCAAGAGCTTTTGCAGCAACGGCTGGCCGCCGCAGGTCAGGGTCTGGAGCTGCAGCGCCTGAAGGCTCGCGACGCCGAGCTGGCCCGATACCTTGGCGAAGGCCCCATGGCGGGCCCACAGGCGGGCGCTTTGGCTGGCCCAAGGGCTGGTGGCCTGTCGGCCGCTACGGCGGCTCCTGAGCCCGTTTCCACCCCTCCTGCGGGGCCTTTGACTGCAGCCGCCTCCAAACCAGCCGGTGAAGCCGTCGCTCCGCCCATTACGCCGCCCACCGGCACCGTTTCGGACCTGCCCCCGGGCGGTCCTCGTGGCCCTGAGCGGCCCCTCGCTGGCGCTCCCGGTGCGCTGCCAGCCGCTCCGGCTGCTCCGGCCGCCCCGGCCGCCGGTGCTTTGACGCAGGTGCGCCAGATCGCTCCGCAGGCTGCAACCGGTGCCGCTCCGGTGGCTTCGGACCGTCCTGCCGGTTTTGAGGGCGTGGAGGGCATCCAAGTTGCCCCGGCCAACCCCAACTTCATGACGGCCCGGGACTACATCCGGCTGAACCGCTTCGACAAGAGCAAATCACCCGGCGACCTGATCAAGGAAGGTCAGGAGATCGAACAGAAACGCTACCGCGACAAAGAGGGTGGCGTGCTGGATCTGGCCACCGGCAAGTACTATCAATACCCCACCGGCAAGACCGAGGAGATTCAGCTCTACGGCTACCCCGGCACCTACAAGGTCGACGCACGCACGGCGGCTCAACTCAGCCTGTACGCGGCCAACAACGACCCGAAGTACCACGACCTCGCCGAGCGCGTTGTCAAAGGACCGGAGCGTCGCAAGCCCGAGGGCGAAGGCAAGCCCGGGGAAGGGAAGCCCGCCGAGCCTGCTCGTCTCAAGTCGCAGGGCGAACTGGAGCTGGAGTCCAAAAAGAAAGAGGCGCTGCAAAAGGCCGATGTGGAAGAAGAGGTGGCAAGTCGCAAAGACTTCAACCAGCGCAAGAGGGAAGCCGACGAGACCATTACGACGGCCAACATCTTCCGCAAGTTTGCTGCAGACCCGAACGCCAGCAAAATGTTTGGCATTCTCAACAACGACAAGTTGTCGTCTGGCATTGCAACGCTGGTCAAAGAGGGCATTGGCATCCCCGGCTTCACGGTGGGCACCAAAGCCATCGAGGACGTCATGCGCAACGCTGGCCTAAACCCCGCCGATCAGGCGAAGTACCGCACCTTCTTGACCTACACCGCAATGATGCAGTTGCAGGCACAGAAGTACATGAAGGGCGCAGTGTCGGACAATGAGCAAAGGCTGTTGGCCAACGCTGGCATCAACGCGCAAGACACGCCTGAGTCGATTCGCACGAAGGCCGACCTGCTCACTCGTCGAGCACAGTTTGATCGTCGCGTAGCCAAGGCATTCAAGGATTCGAAGATGACGGCCGACGAGTTCTTGGACTCAAAGATCTACGAAGAGATGCGCGACAAGTACAACGAGGATCTGGCAGAGCTTGCATCAGGCTCGAAGATTCTTGTGCAGCCGACCAAGCCTGCGGCTTCAACGCAGCCCAGCGAGGGGTTCATTCGCGACCCCAAAACTGGCGTGATTCGTCGCAAGAAACCGGGGGAGTGAGATGGCCAACAAAAACATCGAGCAATTTGTTGAGACCTACGGTCCGGTTGCGCAGCAGGTCAGCAAGCAGATCAACGTCGACCCCAACGTGTTGCTGGGTCAGTGGGGTCTGGAGAGCCGCTGGGGCCAGTCTGAGATGGCCAAAAAGCACTACAACGTGGGCGGCATCAAGGACTTCAGTGGCCACGGCCACGAGGCCAAAGACAACAAGACCGGTTCCGTCGACAAGTACGTCAAGTTCGAGGACCCCGAGGTCTTTGGCATGTACTACGCCGACCAGATCAAGCGCAACTTCCCCAACGCGCTGAACACCGGCCCCGACGCTGGTGCGTTCACTCGCGGCCTTGCCAACGGCAAGTATGGGTCGTACTACGGCGTCCCGCAGTCCGAATACCTCAAGAGCCTGACCGGCGCACAGGCGGCCATTCCTGCGGACAAGCAAGTCCCGTTCGAGCCCACTGCGGTCAAACCTCCCGAAGAGGCAACCCGCGAAGGGGACATGGTCACCGCGCCAGCTCCACCAGCTCCGCCTCCAACGGTTGACACCTCCGGCGCAAGCCCCGGTGAGCGCTTTCTTGGTGGTGCCCTTGGCACGGGCGTTGGCGTTGTTTCTACGGGCGCTCAGGGCGTCTCTGCAGCGCGAACCAGCGCGGCGGCCAATCGAGCCGCAGCCGAGGAGCGTGCTCGCATTGCGGCCCAGCGTGCTGCAGGCGTTGCGCCTGCTGGCGCTCCGGGTGCCCCGGGCGGTCCTCCGCAGAGCGTGGTGCGCGTGCAGCCCCCGGGCGGCCCGACACAGCTTGGCACGCCGGGCACCTATCCCAAGGCTACTGGACCGGGAAGCGCCACCTACAACTATGGCCGCGTGTACGGCCTGCCGGAAATCGAAGCTGGCCGAGCTTTGGGCACCGGCAAGGAAACCGGCGAGGTCTGGGATCTTCTAAGCAAGCGCCAAGAGGGCCTGAACCGCATCCAGCAGATGGGTGGTGGCTTCACCGAAAATCCGCGCTATGGCGGCCTCATGACGCCTCAGCAAAGCGTCGGATCTGGCCCGCGCCAGTCCTTCACCTACAAGCCCGACGTGCCACCCAGCCCCGAGGTGCCCAAGGGCGTCCCCGGCGGCCTGCAGCAGCTTCCAAAGACCACGCCGATACCAACGACCCCGGTGGGTCCTTCGGGCCTGCAGCAGGTCACCACGATGTTCCGCGACATGATGGGGCCGGTGGCGACCGGGCTGAAGACCGCAGGCAAGTATGTGCTGCCGCCCCTTGCCGGGTTGTCTGCCGGTCTTGATGTGGCTGAGATGGCCCACGAGTACGACAAGCCACAGGACCAGCGCGACTACACCAAGATGGGCCTCAAGGGCATGGGATTGGTTGGTGGTGCGCTGTCGATGTTCCCGCCCACCATGCCGCTTGGTATTGGCCTGAGCGCCGCAGCTCCTGCGCTTGAGTACACCCGCGAGAAGGGGTGGTGGGGCGATAAAAAGCCGGAGCAGGTGCCTCCTGCCCCGTGATGAATTCGAGCGCTCTCCCGCTCGGATTGCCGTGACTTACCAGTTGCCCACGGCATTCTTCCCCCCTTGGAAAAACTCCAAGGGGGCCTTTTTCTAGGGGCGCTGAGTGTTCAGGCCCTTGGCCACCTCGGGGTTCATGTGCCCCACGATGGTCACGCAGCGCTGGTGCTCTTCAAGGCGAATCATCGGCGCGATGACGGCCTCCAGCTTTTCAGCGAATTGCACGATGTCCACCTCGTCGGCGATCAGCGCATCGCGGCGCTTCTCGTCGCAGTAGAAAAACACTTGCTTGATCAGCTCTTCATTTAGGTGCGATTTCATTCTTAGATTTCCAGAGTTCCCAGTTGACGACGGTGGTGCGTGCCATGGCTCGATGAGCGTGGCCGGTGTACGAGTTGTACGAGCTGTCGAGGAAGTCTTCGATGTGAGACTCCTTCGACAGGAATAGTTCGTGGCGCTCGGCCTGCTCCTTGGTCTCAAAGAGCGTGCCGTCGGACGTTTTGAATGCGACGATGTTTTCCATCATTGGTGTTGGTTTTTGAGTTGCCAGAATTTTAGAAGCGAGCAGAACATCTGCCAGCCGCGATTCAGATCGTCCTGCGACCACTCGACCACCTTAACAAGGCCGGGCACAGAGCGCGACACAAAGACGTTGGCACATCGAGCGCCGGGCATGCCCAAGCCCACGCGGTAGGCTGAGAGCTGCATCAGGTGCTCGTCATACGCATCGACCTTGGCCGGGTCGCTGAAGTCTTTGGTTTTGACGTCCACGACGATGTTGACGGCGTGCAGGTCACACTTGCCGCCGAAGCCGATCTCGTGCGCAAAGGCCCGCTCGGCGATCCAAGCCTGATTGCCGAAGTGCTCGCGGATGGCCTCCACGCAGCCCTTGACGTGCTCCTCGTGGCGCGAGGTAGGCACGCCCTCATAGAAGGATTGGATCGAGGCGTGGATGTCTGTACCAGCATCTGCAGCAGCGCGGCCTTGCTCCTTGCTGTCGTCCATGATCCGAGCGATCCACTCGTCCTCGGGTTCGTCAGTGCGGCGGGGCAGCGTGAGCGCAGCCAGCAGGACCTGCTTTTGCAGCCACTGGGTGAGCGCAGGCTTGGCTGCCACGTTGAGGACCGTGGTGACGCTTGGCACGAGGTTTTCGGTGCGAGCGTCGCGCAGCGTGGTGGCTCGCTCCTTGCCGTTCTTGCCGATCACCGTGTAGCGCGGCACGCCGTCACGGGTGTACCAGTGGTTCGATTCGCTGGCGCGTGGTTCTTTTGCTGTGATGCTCATGTGGTTTTCCTTGTTTTGACCGCTTGGTGAATTGCGGCGTATTTTTCTTCAGTGGTGTGGCCGTTCCAAGGCTTTGTGTACGGGGCAAGATGCTCGAACATCCACGCGTCGTCGTCGTGGTAGTGCCAAGATGCCTGCCCCCACGGGAAGTCAATGTAGACGCATCCGTGCCATGCCTCGTCCCAGCCTTCAATCGCGGTTTTTGCTTTGCCAGATGGGAAGCAAGTTGACAGCAGCGCCACCAACTGGTTGCGCTCTTTGTAGGCCGCGTTTTTTGCCTCCCGCTCCGGTGCCGCACCCACCTCCCGCTCCTCTTCGAGTCGGCCCTTGAATGCGTGCGCGATCCAGTCAATGAAGACCTTGGCGCTCTCTTCGGCGTCGCCTGTGAATTTCAGCTCGGGGCCGTTGAAGTCAAGCCGACCGACCTCTGATTCTGGCGTGTACTGTCCGTTGCGATGGAACGTGATGTTGTAGTTGGGCTTGAGGTCCGCAATCTGCAACTGGCCCTCGGGCACAGTCAGCTTGGCCTCATGCCATCCAGCCATCTTGGGCAGCTCTTCAAAGTCTTCCATGTGTCTCCTTACGGGTAGCTTTTGTGTTCAAACGCCACCTCGACGGGCTCGTAGGTGGCCTCAAAGATGTCGGGCTTGCACGGGTAGTGCTCGCCCTTCACGCCGGTGATGATCCAGTCGCCGGGGGTGACAAAGTGCGGCCCCTCCAGCGTCTGGATGATGGGGTCTTTGCCCCCGTTGGTCATCCTGACGGCGGGGTGATCGCCATCCTTGAACCACTGCGTGGCCTCAATGACCACGGGCTTTTTGCGGAACTGCATCAGAACCACCCAAACCAAATGCCGGTGCCATGCACGCACCCAACGGGGAAGAACACCGCGCCAGCCAGCAGGAAGATCCACGAGGCTGTTTTGATGCAGGTGACGACGTGCGTGAACCACGCGCCGATCACCCAAACGGCGACGATCCAAGGGAATAATTCAGCCATAGTTTTCTCCTCAAAGAACCCGCAACAGCTCGACGTGCTGCTTCTCGCGGTTGATGGTGGTGGTGACAGATCCGGCCCCCCAAAGGCGGTGGGACGACGACGTGGCCGATGACTGGACCTCGACGCCTTCGTACTTGCCGAACGGGATGTTGACCACGTCTCCGACCTTGACTCCAGCGAGGAAGGGGCGGATGTACTCAGAGCGCTCGCCGTGGGGGTATTTGCGCCCTCCAGTGCGCGTAATGGGCTCCTTGACGTCTAGGGTGCCACGCTTGACTCCAAACGCGTCTATGACCGCATAGGGCACTTTCAGGCCCTCAAGGATTGCAATGGCACGCTTTAGAGCCTGCTCGTGGATTTGCGAAGGTTGGGTTGCCAGTTGATTCATGATTACCTCACTTGGTGTATTGCTGCGTCCTTCATGTCGATAAAGGCGTTGGTCCTCAGCGCTCTCCCGCCGTTGGTCGTCGCCTGCGTCGATGTGGTTGATAGGCGCACCTCTGTGACCAGCTTGCCGTCCGGCTCCGAGATCCGCTGCATCAGCAGGACCTTGGGCTTGACGAGGTACAAGAAGCCGACACAGGGGACGCCCATAGATGTCGCGATATTGATCGCGTTGTGGACCTTCGACCAAGTCACCAGCCACTCGTTTTTGTAGTTGGTCTGGAACTGCTCCAGACTCGCGATGTCGTAGCGGCACTTGGTCTCGACCACCGCCAAGATCTCCGAAGAAGTCTTGTTGGCGATGATCGCGTCCACGAGTGCTGGTGAATTCTTGGGGGTCTGGATGTACCTCAGCGCAAACTTTTTTTCCACCCAACGGGCGGCGTACTGCTCGTCGCTGAGGGACACCTGACCCTTCTCGGTCAGGATGTCCACGGTTGGCCGCCATTCAACTCTTTGTGCCTCTGCTTGTGGCAGGGCTGGCAGAGCCAAGTAACGTCAAGAGGCTTGTCATAGTCGTCGTGGTGAGCAACGCTCTTTGGATCGCCGCATCTTTCACAGGGGCTTCTAACGAGAGTGCCCTTGTTAATTGCTCTAGCGACCTGAGAATGGCACTGGCTTCTGCGTCGATCCTCATCTCTCCAAGCTCGGCTGATTGCAGATGCTGCTGCCCTGCGATCAGGCCTGTTTGCGCGGCCCCGGTCATATTCCCGGATTTTTTCAATGTTTGCTGCACGATGTTCACCTGCGTCTTTCTTTGTGCATTCTTTGCATTTGTTGAGGTGACCGTCAGCCATCATCTTGTGTTTGTAAAACTCAGTTAATGGCTTGACGGTCTTGCACTTAAAACACTCTTTTACCGAACGGATCATGTCGAACTCCTTGTGCTTGGTGTTCGACCATTATAGATCCGTTCTAATTAAAAGGGATGTCATCATCCATGTCGTCAAAGCCGGAGCCCTGACGTGCCTGACGATCCGCACCGGACTGCTGCTCGCCCCGTGCGTACTCCTCACCCTCGCGGGCCTGCCATTCCGGCGACGCCTTGATCTTGTCCTTCAGGCCGTTGCTGAAGGTGTCGAACAGCTCCATGTCAGGGTTCTCGATGGCAAACATCGCAGGCTTGTTGTGGGCCTCTGGCATGCCAGCCTTCTTGATGGCAGCAGGCACCGGGTTCACCGACATGATGTTGGTGTACTCCTTGCCGTTGTTGCCAATCGACTTGGCCACAGAGATCATGGCCCACGCGCCGAGGATGTTCTTCAGCTCGAAGCCGCGCAGCTCCTCTGGCGTGAAGTCGCGGCCGCGCCAAGCCTGAAGGTCCTTGCGCAGGGTGGCCTTCTCAGCAAGGCTGAGGGTGTAGTTCTTCGAGATGGACATGGGCTCGCCCTTGTTGGTCACGAGCGCCTTGCCTTTGTCGTCCTCGCCGTGAACTTCGAACTGGATCATGACCTTTTGCAGGTACTTGATCTGCCCTTGGTACTCGGACTTTTGGGTGCCGAGGTCAACGATGCGGTAGCACCGTGCGAGGTGCATGCCGGGTGGGACTGGGGTGAAGCTGCCTTCGCCGCTGTCTTTCGCTATCAAACTCATTCTTCGCTCCTAGTGATTGAAACACTTTCCAAGGTTACAAATTGACGTCTGGGCACCCCGCACTCGTAGCGGATGATGTTCCAGTCGTCTGCGGTAGCAGTGCCTGCCTCGGCCCGTTCTAAGGCCTCCTCAAGCTGCTGCATTCGTTCCAGCATGAGCTGGTGATATTCGGCGCTGTCGTTCACAGTTCAACCCTCCAGCGGCGCAACCAAGCGCTGCGCAGGCGCATCCACAAGCTGGGCTTGCGGTGCGGCTTGGCCAACAAGGCCGTCTGCAGGTCTTCCATGTCGCGGCTGACGGTCAGCTTGGGCTTGGGCTGGTACATGCAGCCGATCTTCAGCCCGGTGCTGGTGGTATATGGCACTGGTCGTTGGTTCACTTCGCTCTCCTTCGCTGTGGGTTCGGCCGAGTGTAGCTGGTTTAAGCTCAACATACAACCCCCTTGCGTGAAAAAATTTTCAGTGTATGATCGGCTTAAACCAACCACAGGAGAGTGACCACATGACATTGATCGAATTCTTTGAGACGAAGCCACGAGGCGCGAAGCTTGCGATGGCCCAAAAATTGGGCATCAGCAAGACTTGGATGAGCCTGATCGTAAGTGGCCGACAGCTACCCAGTCCAGAGCTGTGCTTGGCCATCGAGCGCTACACAAAGGGTCAGGTGAAGCGCAAGACATTGCGACCCGACATCTTTGGAGACCTGCGGTGATTTGGTACAAATTCCACCTCGGTGACTACATCACCCACACGCTGCACCTCAGCGATGCTGAGGATCTGGCTTACCGCCGCCTGCTCGACCTGTACTACATGAGCGAGCAGCCAATCCCACTCGATACCGAATTGGTTGCCCGCAAAATCAGGCTCGATCTGGACATAACCGAATCGGTTTTGAGGGAGTTTTTTGAACATACCGAAAACGGGTATCGCAATAGTCGTTGTGATGTCGAAATTGCCAAATATCAGCATCAAGTCGAAAACAACCGACAGCTCGGAAAGCGAGGCGGCAGGCCGAAGAAAACCGAATCGATAACCGAAACGAAACCGAACACAAACCCTAACAGAAACAGAAATAGAAATACAAATACCATATCGTCGGTTGCACCGACTGTGTCGCGGTTCGATGAGTTTTGGTCGACATGGCCAACGTCCAAACGCAAAGTTGGTCGCGCCGCTGTGCTTGCGAAGTGGGAGAAGCACAACCTCGACGGCGTGGCCGACATCATCATCGCCAATGTCAAAGCCCTGAAGGCATCTGAGCAGTGGCTTGGCGGATTCGAGCCAGCGCCGATGACCTACATCAACCAACGCCGCTGGGAAGATGAAAACGGGGCCTCTGAGGCGTTTTCTGGCCGGAGGGTGATATGACCCCTTACCCCACCCATAAAAACGTCACCACGGCCCGATTTGACCCCTTGGCGAGGCATCAATGACCCCTGTTGAGAACCTGCTGCAGAAGTTGGAGAAGGTCAAGGGCCGCAATGGCTCGTGGACTGCTCGTTGCCCGGCGCATGACGACAAAGGGCCATCCCTCGCGATCCGTGAGGCTGACGATGGGCGCATTTTGCTGCATTGCTTTGCAGGGTGCCAAACCGAATCGGTTTTGGGTGCGGTGGGTATGGACATGACTGATCTGTTCCCGCCGGAAGAGAAGCGTCGCGAATACCCTATGGCAGGAAAGCCGTCGATGAAGCCTGCGTTCTTTGCCAGCGACCTGATGCGCATCATTGGGTTCGAGGCGCTGGTGGTGCAGATCGTG